TGGAAGCTGGAGAACGTCAAGCTGCTGCCAGAGCCGATACCGGCAAAAGGCAGGCAGGGGCTCTGGAATTGGGAAAATTAACATTCCCCAGGTCGATCCTGCGGAGAGGTATGGTTTTCGCAGGATTGGCCTGGGAGATTAGCATTTGGAGGATGGAATAAATGAGAATAAGGTTTGGCACATGGATTCATTTTTGTCGTTTTGTTTCTAATCCTGGGGGAAACAGCAATATTATAAATGCTTGCACCAGCAACGGGCTGTATACGATTGTTTTCGATACAGCGGATGAAGCAAAAGAAGTTTACAATCAAATACTTGTAAACGGATATTATGACGCTTCTGATAAAGAATATAGAAACTATTAAATCAATATCAACATTTTCGGGAAGAATCGAGCAAGCACATTGAAAAGCGAATATGGATAGTGGTATAATTAACCCGGAGGGAGGTGGTGATGTGAACGACAAAGAGCGTGAACAATGGGACAACTTTTTGGAGAAATATGAGTATTATAAAGGCATTAGTCCGTATAAAAATGCTGTTGTAATACATCCGATTGCATTAAAAGGCAATGAATATGTGTATGAACGGTTGTTAAGGTGTCCGCAAAGATACTTGCGAGATTAAGAATTATGAGGATAAAGATAAATTTATAGAAGATTTTTGCAAGATTGCAATAGCAGGCATAGAATCAGAATTTGAACCTGTAATTTGTCAGTATGATGTGATCGGTAATTTTGTTGATATAATTGATCAAATAATGCAATAGTAAAATTATAGCTACTATCCAATATTCGGATAGTAGCTGTTTTTTTGAAAGAAAAGCGTAAGAGGCAACGGGCAGAGGTGACAACATGGCAAATGTAAGACCAATCAACCATAGCAAATATGGCATCAGCAAGAACAGGTTCAGGGAACTGTACTACTGGTGTCTACAATACGATGAATGGAGGGACGAACTAAAATACAAAACGGATACCGTTAAATCCATAGAGATCACAGATATGCCGGTAACACACTGCGGAAGCGATGCAACGCAGCAGTTAGCGATCCGGCGGGCACAACTGGAAAAGAATTGCGAGCTGATTGAGCAGACGGCGATAGAGGCAGATCCTGATATCTATCAATACCTTTTGAAGGCGGTTACGAATGAGGATGTTACATACCGGTATATGAGGATGATCATGGGAATTCCTTGCGGGAAAAAAATGTATTATGACAGGAGAAGAAAATTCTATTGGTTGCTGGACCAAAGAAAAAATTAAAAGAGGGGGACTCGCGGGACAAGTCAATATGGTATAACTATAGCATGACGCAGAAGGGAAACGGCATGAATGGGATTGCAGGAGGTATAACGACAGAAGAAATGGCGGAGGCAGTAACACGCATTATACAATCGATGCCTACACCAGGGGAAAACGAAATAATGATGGTTAAGAACAACCCCAATCTGTCAACACTAGAGAAGCAAAAAGCAATAAGAGCGATCGAGGAAAATAAGGACGAGTAACACAAAGAGGCACTTGCTGAATGAGCAGGTGTCTTTTTTTGTATGAAAGCATGAGGCTATTGCACGGAATTGTTCACATAATTAAGACAACAAGGTACTTCCAGGGGGAGCCGGCCCCTATGCGGGGCGCGGAAGGCCCGGTGTTTTTCTCTTTCCAGGGTAAAAAAATAGGTGACTTCCTTCCGCTTTCAGGATGGGCCAAAGCATTACAAAATATGGAAATGACAAGGAGGGAAAGGCGAGATGATTGTCAATCAAAAAGAATTAGCGCAATGCCTTGATATATCGACGCGCCAGGTCAGAAATCTGAAGTCAGAAGGACTGTTCCAGACGGTCGAAAACAGCAGAGGATACAGCCTGGAAAAGTGTGTACGCGAGTACATCAATTTTAAGGTCAATGCGGAAACGGACAGGCGGACACATATCACAAAAGAGGAAATACAGGCGCAACACGAAGAAGTGAAAAAACAGATATCGGTATTGAAGCTCAGAACACTGAGGCGAGAGCTCCATGAGGCAGCACATGTGGAGGCATTTTTGGGCAACATGTTGGCATCGTTTCGCAACAGACTCCTCTCACTTCCACCAAAACTCGCGATGCAACTAATCGGAGAAACAGATCTGAACGAGATGATCCGCATTATCAAAAAGGAGCTGGAAAATACCCTTGAAGAGCTCGCTGATTACGATCCGGATGAAATAGACGGAACGATCCATAGCGAGAGCGAGGAGGATGAGCCAGAGGAGGATATTGACGAGGAGGACGAAGAAGAGGGATAGCCATGGGGTACAAAAACAGATCACGAAAAAAAACCAAGAATCTGTTTCGCCGAGTAATCCGAAGGACCCTTGCAAAACCAGAGGAATTGACCGTCAGCCAGTGGGCGGAAAAGTACCGGGTATTGGATGAGTCGAGCAATATCAACGGAAAATGGTCCAACGATGTGACGCCGTATCTGGTAGGAATCATGGATACCATGAACGATGACTATATACGCGAGGTATATCTGTGCAAGGGATCACAGCTGGGGGGGACGGAGGTCATGATCAATATGCTGATGTATATTATCGACAAGACACCGGCCCCCACCATGATTGTATATCCGTCCGACGATCTGGCAAAAGACGTATCCAACGACAGGTTGAAGCCGGCATTCCGGCTATCGCCAAGGATTAAGCGTGGATTCTTGGAGAATTCTTCGAAGGAGCTGCGGCTGAAGTTCAGGACCATGGCGCTGTACCTGCGGGGAGCCGGGTCTCCGTCAAAGCTGGCCTCAAAGGCAATCAAGTATCTATTTTTTGACGAGATAGACAAGATGGCTGGAGCATCGCAGAAGGAGGCCTCTCCCTACAACCTCGCAATGGAACGTATCAAAACGTATAAATCTCAAAGCAAGGTATACGCATGTTCCACCCCAACCGTGTCAACCAACTATATATGGCAGCTGACCGACAACGCAGACGAGGTAAGGCATTACTTTGTTCCGTGCCCCCATTGTGGAGAAATGATCGAGCTGAAATGGAAGCAGATCAAGTACGTGGAGGACGAAGAAAAAAAACTAAGTCCGCGCGATCGGGCAATGACAGCGAAATATATATGCCAGGAATGCGGCTGCGTGATACAAGACAAGGACAAACCCAAAATGCTGCGGCTCGGAGAATGGAGAGCCGTAAAGAAACGGGGGATCGGAAGGCCGAAAACAGTTGGGTTCTGGATTAACTCTCTATACAGCTTCTTTTTGACTTGGGCAGACATCGCAGAGGAATTCATCAAGGACAAAAAGGATCCGGAGCTCCTGCAGAACTTCATAAACTCCTGGCTGGCGGAACCGTGGGAGGACGCGCAACTTAAAACGTCCGCCGAACTGGTGATGAAACGTAAGACCGATATGCCGGAAATGATTGTGCCGGCCTGGGGCAAGCTGCTCACCGGAGGGGTGGATATTCAGGAAGGAAGCTTATACTACACCGTCAGAGCCTGGGGGAATCATGTGACCAGTCAAAACATAACGCACGGACAAGTATTGTCCTTTTCGGACATTGAACGGATTATGAATCTGGAATGGGAGCGAGAGGACGGAGTTAAGATGATTGTGAACCTGGCGCTAATCGACTCCGGATTCCAGCCAGATAATACCTATGATTTCTGCATCACTAATGCGGACTGGGCTATGCCGTGTAAGGGCGCAAGTAATCCTATGCACAATCACTATCACATCAGCCAGATCAACAAGCCAGGGAGCCGAGTAGATGGAATCAAGCTGGTTATGATCGATGGCGGGAAATACAAGGACAATATCGCGGCGCGGCTGCACCGAGCAAACGGGCCGAATACAGGAAGCTGGATGGTCAACCGGGACTGCGACGAAGATTACGCGCAACAGGTAACGGCAGAGCACAAGATCAGTATCCGGAAAGGCAATGGGAAGGTGACACAAGAATGGAAGCAGAAGAAATCACACGGCGACAACCACTACCTGGACGCGGAGGTGTACGCGATGGCCGCGGCGGACATTTTGGGCGTGCGCAGCCTGCACCTAGAGCCGGAGCAGACCGGGCGTAGCGAAAAGCCGCAGGAGGAACAAGCGCAGAGCAAGGATTGGATTCAGGCCGAGACTGAATGGATAGGAGGATAACATGGACAACACGCCGGTATTTGCAGACCCACAGCAGCAGCTGAGGACGGTCAATGATGCCATATACAATATATTAGTGGGCGGCCAGTCGTATCAGCTTGGCACCAAAAGGCTCACAAGAGCGGATCTGGGCCTACTCTACGACATGCAGGCTAAGCTTCAGGCGCAGATTGCAAACAGTGAGCCGAGCACATTATTTCAGGACACGGTTGTTGCGGTATTTGATGGGAGGTAGCAGATGAACTGGTTAGACCGTGCAATCGAATGGGTTTCGCCGGAAACAGCCTATGAGCGGAAGGCATACCGCCGGGCACTGGAACAAGAACGCAATTATGACGCGGCCGGATTCGACCGCGTCAATTCAAATTGGCGAGTAATTAATGAATCAGCGGAAATGACGGATCGCTACGGCCGGGATGTAGTCAGGGCAAGAGCCAGGGACTTGGAGCGTAATTCCGACATCATGGGCGCGGTGATCGGAGCCTACAAGCGCAATGTTTTCGGGAGGGGATACCGCCTGAGAGCAAGCAGCGGAGACGAAAAGCTGAACACCAGGATCGAGGAGTTATGGGAAATCTGGTGTAAAAAGAAGAACTGTGACGTAACGGGGACACAGAGCTTTAATGCCATGATGCGCATGGCGGTCAGGCGCAAGAAGATTGACGGTGGAATTATTTTGCTGAAGCGCTACACCGCCGGCGGACTGGTTCCATTCAAACTCCAGGCTATTGAGGTTGATGAGCTGGACACCAATTCAATGCGCCCGCACAAAAAAGGAAACCGGGTGGTCGGAGGCATTGAGTATAATCCATACAACCGGCCGGTCGGATACTGGATTAAGCAGTACAGCATCGATGGAATGGACATTACGGACCCAACTTTTATCGAGGAAAAAGAGGTTATATTTTTCTTTACAAAAAATCGGCCGTCACAAATTCGGGAAATGTCAGACATGACGCCTACAATCACCAGAATCAGAGACGCGAATGAATTCATGCGGGCGGTTTCTGTCAAAGAAAGGATATTATCGTGCTTGGCAGTATTTATTACCCGAAAATTGCCAGAGGCCGGAAAGAGTCCGGGAAGAGGAATAACGGCCGGGGTGTCAGGAGAATCAAACGAGCGATATCAGGGAAAGACGCTGACCCCGGGTATGATTCAATATCTGAACCAGGGGGACGAGGCACAGGTGGTAAACCCAAGCGGGCAGGCAACCGATGCCACGGCATATACAAAGCAGGAGATACGACTGGTTGGCGCGGGGCAGGGACTAAGCTATGAGACAGTCAGCCGCGACATGTCGGAAAGTAATTACAGTTCCGCAAGGCAGGGGATGATCGAGGATGATCTGACATATGAGGAGGACAAGGAACAGCTGATGGAGGTAATGGACGAAATCTACGAAACCTTTGTCATATCCCTTGTACTCAGCGGGAAAATAGCTGTACCGGATTTCTGGGACAAAAAAGACGGATATTTGGCGCACAAATGGATCCAGGCGCCCAAACGCTGGATCGATCCATTAAAGGAGGCAAATGCAAACAAAATAGCCCTAAATACCGGGCAGAAAACATGGGCCAGCCTTGCGGCGGAGAACGGCCGAGATTGGAAAGAACAGATCGACGAGATGGCCGAGATATTGGCGTACGGAGATAGCAAAGGAATCGACATGGGAGGGATCATATTTGGAAAAGCCGACAAGCAGCCTGCTGCGGGAGCAGGCGCGAAAGAAACAAACGGAAATGCGGGGAAATCTTAGCAGAGCCATTTTCTCTGCCGCGATCCGGGAAGTGGAGGGAGAGGAGAGAACAGTTGAACTTTCCTTTTCGTCCGAGGAACCATACGGACGGTGGTGGGGGGTAGAAGTCCTTGATCACACAGAAGGCTGCATTGATTTGGCGCGGCTCAACCAGATCGGATGCGTGCTGTTCAACCACAAGCGCGACATCGTAATCGCGAAAGTGATCAAAGCATGGCAGGAAGGCGGGAGAGGCTGCGCGAAAATCCAATTTGATGAGGATCAGGAGTCAGACACAATCTACAAGAAAGTCAAAAGCGGGACCTTAAAAGGAGTATCAGTGGGATATACGGTGGATTCCTGGGAAGAAGTGGCAGCGGGAAAAAAATCCGCAGACGGACGCTTCACAGGCCCGTGCGAAATTGCGAAAAGGTGGACTCCACTCGAAATATCAATCGTATCGGTTCCGGCAGACCCTACCGTGGGAGTCGGGAGAGAAATGGAAAGTTGCACCGGTGCAACGCATAGCAGAGGTACAGACTGCTACACCCGGCAGCTTCAGATAAACTACAACAAATACAGGAGGTAACAAACGTGACAAGACAGGAGATTTTAAAGCGGCAGCAGGAAATTGTCGATGCCGCGAAACGAGAGAGCAGGGATCTGACAGAAACAGAGCGGGCCGAGTTCGACGACCTACAGCGCCAGCTTGATGAGCTGCCGGAGACCGCAGAAACGGGAGGAGGGTCGCAGGAACAGAGAGCAGCACGAGCGACAACCACGGAGCAGATGCCGCCGCAGGACCCGCAGCAGGCTGCCCAGCGCGCAATCGCAGAGGAACGCAAAAGAGCGGCTGAAATCACAAGCCTGTGCCGAAGCTTTGGGATTTCGCCGGAAGAGTACATCAATAACGGCTCCACAATGGACCAGGTAAGGGAAGCGGTATTAGGAAGATTACAGCAGACCGGAGCGCCGGTCAACGCCCGCGTAACCGCGGACGAGGGAGACAAGTTTCGTAGCCGAGCTTCGGACGGAATGTTGTTAAGAGCCGGAATTGCAGTTGAGTCGCCGGCCGACGGAGCCAGCCAGATCAGAGGGATGAGCCTGAGGGACCTGGCAATCGAGTGCTTTTCCAGAGAGGGCGAGGATGCTATGCATTACCTCAGAATGGACTCGTCCGAACTGTATAGCAATCTTTGCCGTCAGTTCTACAACCCGACGGCCGCATTTCCATCAATCCTGGACAACACCATTCGCAAGAGCATCGTGCAGTTGTACAACCAGGTGCCCACCACTTTTCAGGCATGGACTACAAAGGGAAGCCTTAGCGATTTTAAGGAGACGCCAGATCACGAGTATGTAATGGGAGGACTGGGAGACTTTGAAGAAGTTCCGGAAAACGGAGAGATCAAGGCAGACGTACCCAGAACGGAACTGCTCCCGAGCAGACGGCTGAAAACCTACGGGAAACAGTTCAGCATGACCCGGCAGGCGTTCATTAACGATGACATTGGATTCCTGACGAAGATTCCGGGAGCGTATGCAACTAAGGCCAAAATGACGCTCGACAAGCAGGTGTACTCCTTGATTTTTGACAACAAAAAGATTTTTGACGGGAAGCCACTGTTTGATGCCGCGCACGCTAACGTAATGCCTGCGGGCGCAAAACCGTCCCAGCAGACGATCCAGAAAATGATTCTCCAGATGCAGAGACAGAAGGATCAGTTCGGAGAAGCAATCTATGTAATTCCAAAGTGGATCATTGTTCCGGTGGGGTATGAGTTCGATCTGGCCGTAATCCTGCACTCCACACAGGTGACGGGGTCAAACAACAACGACATCAATCCGCTGTACAATTATCCAATCAACATTGTCCAGACGCCGGTGCTCAATGCCATGGCAGCCGGAAAGGCGGCGCCGTGGTTCATGGTAGCGGACCCGATGAGCGCAAAATCAATTCAGGTGGATTACCTGAACGGCCAGGAAACCCCGATTGTGAGAAGGATGGAGACACCGGGAACCCTTGGATTTACGTGGGACATTTACACCGATTGGGGCATTGCAGTCAGGGATTTCCGTGGGATCAACAAGAATCCCGGAGAAGTGATTGAATAGGAGGGCATTACATGAAAGCGACATATATTCAGCCGGGTGGAAACCTGGACTATAGAAACAACGGAAACGCCGCGATCGAAGCGGGCGATGTGGTGGTATTAGGAAATAGGGCGGGAATCGCAGGGACGCCGATTCCAGTTGGAGAATTGGGCAGTATCGTAATGGACGGCGTTTACCGAATCATCAAGAAGTCAGGAGAGGCAATCCTGGCCGGTAAGGATGTATTTTTTTCGGAGGAAGGGATAACCGCAATCGACCAGGCCGCCGCCGAGGGAACGATGCCGAAACTCGGATACGCTGTGGAAGATGCAGCAGAAAGCGACACGTACGTGAAAGTCAAACTGCAAGCGTAAGGAGGACCGGAAATGGCGTACACACCGCATAATTGGGTAGACGGAGAACTTATCACAGCGGAGAAACTGAACGACCTGGAACAGGCAGCCGGGCAGGCCGCGCAGCCGGGGCCAAAGGGGGACAAGGGCGATCCTGGAGCAGGACTCACGGGTACGGCTATCGCAATAGCAGACCTCGCAGCAGACGCCGACACCGCGACGATTGTCACCAAGATTAATGATATCCTGACGGAATTACGGACGCGCGGCGTCATCGGAACGTGATGAGCGCGTTCAAAGATGTCCTCCAGAAAGACAACGCGCTCGTATTCCTAAATCCGAACGAGTTCGGGGAGGAACATATGGTCGGGAAAAAGCGCATGGTGATCAGCATAGACAACAACGAGATGGTTGAGCGAGAAAAACGCAGAACCGGGCAAGGCGAATTAATGAGTTATCGGCAAGGAGTGTTTAAAGAAAAGCTCCTTTTTTATGTATTAGCGCAGGATTTTGGACCGCTTCCGTCGATCGGCCGCGGGCTGGAACTGGACGGAAAGCATTATATCATTTCAGACGCGATCAACGAGGACGGAATCTATTCGATCAGTTTGGAGGCGCAGAGATCATGAGCTCACTAATTTTAATTGGCGTTGACATGGAGCATGTCAACGCCATATTTAAAAAATTGGAAAACAAAGGAACCCAAAACGAGGCAATGAAAAAGGCCTTAAACATGACAGCCAAACAGGCCAGAGATCGGTTGGCGGCAGAGGCGCAGAAAAGCTATGCAATCAAAAAAGTGAGTTTTCGGAAGGAAATGAAAATCAAGAGCGCTACCACGGCAACTTTGACGGCCAGGATTGTTTCAGGAGGATCCCCCAATGATATCGTAGACTTCAAGGTATCACCCGCAACCGTAACAAGCGGAAAAACCCGCCCGAAAATCGTACGTGGGCAGGTGCTGAAAGCCGGAAGTTTAAAGCCTCTTCAAAGAGGAGGAATAAAAGCGTTTCTGGTACGGTTTTCAAGCGGACACAAAGCGGTCGCACAAAGAACTGGGAGAGAACGCCTCCCGATAAAGACATTGCTCAGTCCATCTGTGCCAATTATGCTTGGAAGTTCCAAGCGGGTTCTTGGTGTTGCACAGCCACATATTGAGCGGAATCTGAAGGAGAACTTGCGGAATTTTATTGCACAAGCAATGGAGGGATAACGTGACAATAAACGAACTCCAGCAACAGCTCATTGACGAGATTGTGCATATCACATCCGAAATGAGCATGACCGGAAAAGACGGGGAATTAAAAGAACTGAGAGGATACAGACAGGCGATTCCGGTATTTACGGCATATTCGGACGACCTGGAGGGAGGCGGCGATAACCTTTTCCCGTATTTTGTGGTACGGGCGGATAGTATAACCTATCATAGCGAGGACGACGGGAATACTGCAAGAATTATGATCATGTTCGCAATATACGATGAGGATCCAGGGCAAAGAGGTTATTACACACTGACATCAATCATGGAGCGCGTAGTTTTGCGATTTCAAAAAGATCCGGTATTAGGCCCGTTCTATTGCAGCGAAAAAATGGCACTGCAATATCAGGAGGACGATTCGTACCCGCAATTTTTTGGTGGAATTGAGATGATCTGGCATATGCCGGACATATCAAGAGAGGAGACATAGTGAACAAAAAAGAAAATAGCACGGTGGTGTATGTCGGCCCTACGATTGAAGGTATCGTATTGACCGGAACCGCGTTTCGCGGAGGATACCCGCCAAAGGTATATGCAGAGATTGAAAAAAAACCGTATTTGGCAGATTTAATGATTCCGATTAGTGAGCTGGCTGAAGCGCGGAAAAAGGTGCGTGATCAGAAAAGTGACATCGGGGCATTGTGCCAGATGGTAAAAGAAGGAGGACAATGAGATGTATAAACACGGAATTGAAGTGACCGAAAGGGCGACATCGTTTCCCAGCCCGTTATCGACGAAGTACGGTGTACAGGTTATTTTCGGTACTGCCCCGATCAATCTGGCAGAGAATCCGGCAGCAGCGGTCAACCGCCCGATTAAAGCCACAACATTTGAAGAGGCGGAAAAGGCATTGGGATACAGCGAAGATTGGGAGAAATACACGCTGTGCCAGAGCATGTATGCGAGCTTTAAACTTTTTCAAATCAACCCGGTGATTTTTGTAAATGTGTTGGATCCGCAGAAACATGTTGCGGAGTTGGCTGCTAAGGCCTACGAGGTCAGGGGGCATCAGGCGATTATAACAGCGACTGGGGTTATCGCAGAAACGATCAAAGTTTCCGCACAGATACAAGCCGCCAGGGCAGGATCAGCAAAGACGGGAGAGGCAATGACAGCCGAAGAGCCGCTGGAACTGGCAAACAATGTCGATTATGTCAAAAGCTACGACGACTACGGCCAACTGGTCATAACACTGCTCAGCACAAGTGCAGCCTATGAAGCAGCTGAAATTACAGCGGAAGGGAAGAAGCTGGATCCTGAGATGGTAACGGAAGCGGATATTATTGGAGCTTACGATGTTGAAACCGGGGCCGAAACAGGTATGGAGGTGCTTCGCCAGGTATATCCCAAACATGGTATCGTTCCGGGAATTCTGATGGCGCCGGGATGGACTGAAAACCCCAATATTGGAGCAGCGCTGCAGGCAAAATGCGAGGACATCAACGGGGCATTCCGGGCATTATGTCTGGTTGACTTGGATACGACGAAAGCAAAAAAACATACAGACTGTAAAAAGGCCAAAACAGATGCGGGGTATGACGACGAGCACTCCATTGTGCTCTGGCCGAGGGTACAGAAAGACGGAAAGATTTGCGCCTATTCCGCGGTTTATGGGGCCATGATGAGCTACAGCACAGCTGCAAATGGTGACGTTCCGTACTTATACCCGTCAAACAAAGAGCTGAATATTGACGGCGCAGTGCTGGCGGACGGAACAGAGGTTTTGCTCGATCAGGTCCAGGCAGGGGACCTGAACGGAGATGGCATCGTGACAGCCTTTTGCGACAGCGCATGGAAATCATATGGGAACAATACGGGGTGCTATCCGGACAATACTGATCCCAAGGACCGGTGGATTGGATGCCGGAGGATGTTTGACTACGTGGCAAACTATTTTGTGATTGAATATCGAAAGCGCCTGGACCGGAACATGAATCGCCGAACGGTGGACGATATCGTGAACAACTTCAACATCTGGGGAAACAGCCTGACGGCTGCCGGGATGTGCGCTGGATTATACGCAGAGTACCGGGCGCAGGAAAACACAATCGAAGATGTGTTAAATGGACACATGAAACTTAGGATATATTTTGCCCCATATACACCGGTGGAGTATATCAATGCACTGATGGAATTTGACATTGCGACGCTGGAAAGCGTCATGGCAGAGGAGGGATAAAATGTTCAAAACACATCTGGTAAACAGGTACAATGTGTATAAACATGGACGCCAGTTGGTCGGCGTCGCCGGAGAGGTGACACTGCCTGAGATCACAAACTTAACGGACACTATGGAGGGGGCGGGAACAGGTGGAAACATGGATGTTCCGGTCATTGGGCTCATTGAAGAGATGGAAATTGAAATTCAGTTTCTATCATTGTGCGAAGATGTATTTTCTATTATGGACCCGACGGAAACGGCCGATCTTACACTGAACGGAGCATTACAGGGAGCAGATTCCGGAACGGGAGCAATCGTGTACCAGGATATCAGCATCGCGGTTCGAGGAACCACAAAAAAGTTTTCTCCCGGAACATTGAAAGCGGGAGCCAAAATGGGATCAAGTATTACGCTCGGACTCAGCTACTACAAGATCACCCTCGGCGGGAAAACGATGATTGAGATTGACCGCCTAAACGGAGTCTATATCGTAAACGGAAAGGACGTCCTGCGCGAAGCGCGGGACATGTGTTAAGGAGAACAAATGGACGAGAAAAAAGAAACGGGAGCGAAAGACAAGAAAAAGAACGATTGGCTGATTTTCGAATTGAAGGACCCAACGGAGTATCAGGGGCAGCCAATTACAACGTTGGACCTGACCAAACTGCGGAACATGAACGGAGGGGAACTCAATGTAGTGTATGACCTGTACAACAATTTGGGAGGAACAGGCACAATCATGCAGGAGAGCACTCTGCTATTTGCACAAGTGATAGCATCGAGAGTTACGGGATATCCACTCGAAGCGATCAATAAGATCAGCGCCAGGGATTCCGTTACGTTGAAAGGAAGAATATACCGTTTTTTCTTCCTGCCGGCATAAGTTGCGTAGAAGATATAAGGGAACTCAATAAAGTATTTATTGCTGCGGGCAGATATACAAAATCTGGTCCGCAGTTTTTTATGCAGCTACCCATATATCAAGCGGCGCGGCTTATTAAGGATTCCGCCGAGGCAGCGAAACGGGAAAGCCAAGAGATCAAGAGGAGGAGGAAATAGTGGCTGGAAAAAAGGGACAATACGAGCTTGAAATTTTGATCGCCGGAGGCACAGACCAGTCACTCGCCTCATCGATTAAAAAGGCAAGAAAAGAGATTGACAGCCTGGAACGCAAGGCGGGAATGGCGAAACAATCCATCAGCGATTCTTTTGGTGGGATGAGTATCAAGGGAATCGATTCACTGGCGAATGTATCGGATCATGTTTTCGGGACAATCATTGACGGCGCGAAAATTGCTGGAGCCAGTATAGCAGGCATATTGGGAGCCTCAACCGCTGTAGGAATGGGGTTTGAGGCTCAAATGAGCACAGTACAGGCGATATCCCAGGCTTCGAGCTCGGATATGCGTCGGTTAACCGAGCTTGCCAAGGAAATGGGAGAAACGACAAAATTTTCGGCAGAAGAATCAGGTAAAGCCCTTGAATATATGGCTATGGCCGGATGGGATACGGACAAGATGATCGGAGGCCTACCGGGCATCATGTACCTTGCGGCAGCATCAGGTGAGGAGCTTGGGATCGTATCAGATATTGTAACAGACGCTATGACAGCGTTCGGAATGTCTGCCGACGAGGCGGCCAGGTTTGCGGACGTATTGGCGCAGGCATCGTCAAGTTCCAACACCAATGTATCGATGATGGGAGCAACATTCCAGTATGTTGCTCCGGTCGCTGGAGCATACGGATACACGATCGAGGATGTCGCGATCGCCACAGGATTAATGGCGAATGCGGGTATCAAGGGTGAAAAAGCCGGAACCGCAATGAGGACCATGCTCACCAACCTGGCCAAGCCAACAAAGCAAATGCGGGGCTACATGGAGGACCTCGGAATCTCATTAACAGACAGCACCGGAGAAATGAAGCCATTCAGGCAGCAGATGCAGGAAATGCGCGAAAGCTTCTCCGGGCTAACCGAGGCACAAAAAGCAGAATATGCGGCCGGAATCGCAGGGAAAGAAGGCATGTCCGGACTGCTGGCAATGGTGACGGCATCCGATAAAGACTTTGAAGATCTGGCGAAAGCGATTGACAACAGCACAGGAGCTGCGGAAGAAATGTCGAAAGTACGCCTGGACAACCTGGCCGGAGATCTGACACTGCTGGGAAGCGCTGCACAAGGAGCTGGAATCGAGATATACGACGGATTTTCTGGTGCTTTGCGAGATCTAACACAGAGTGCCACCATATGGGTGACGGGGTTTACCCAAGATTTCAAAGAGGATCTTCCGACTATTCAACGGAACATATTACAGTTCGGCACAGATTTCAAAACAGGTTTTGAACCGGTGCTTGATTTTGGAGAATGGTGTTTGGAACATCCGGACGTGGTCAAAGGAACAATCGTAGGGATCGGGGCGGCTCTCGGAACATTCAAACTGGCACAGGGAGTAAAAGCCGGATTCGGGCTGCTAACATCTTTATCGACAATGATCACAGCATGGCCGGTTGCTGCGGCCGGAGCAGTGGTCGGATCCATAGCGGGAATTTCCACAGCGGTAAAAGAAAATAACAAGCGCCTAAAGCGCGAGGATATGGCGAGACGGTTTGGAGACATAAGCTTGTCCCTGGAAGAACTGGATGAGACGGCGCGGATGATCATCGACAATGGAAACATGGGAAAAGCTGCGCTGGCGATCGAAGAACTGGGAAAGGTCGAAGGCCTATCAAAAAGTTTCGAACAGGCCGAGAAGGATATAAATCGCCTGAATTGGAAAATTGGCATGGGCCTGGAATTGAGCGAGGCTGATAAACAGGACTACGCCTCAGCCATTGATCAAATGGTCCAGGGAGCAATAAACATCGTAGAGCAGGAACAGTATACCGCAACAGTCAGCGTACAAGCACTATTCGGAGACAGCGAAGCCGGTGATGAGCTGATTGCCGGATTCGACCGAACATATACCTCAATCAACGAAGAAGTGAAGGAACTGGGAAAACGCTTGGGAGAAGCGTACAGTACGGCTATGGAAGATGGGATTATAGACGTTAACGAGGCAAAAGTAATTAACGGCCTGCAAACGGAGCTGGCAAAAATTACACAGCAGGTATCGCAAGCAGAATTCAACGCTAAACTAGAACGTCTTGGACGGCAAGCCGGGGGAAAGTCGCTGACGCCAGACACGTTCAAAAACCTTCAGACAGAGGTGCACAACACCTTGGCAGAACAAAGAAGTAACTTAGACCAGTTCACGGACAAACTTCTTGCAGATGCTGAATTGCAGTACAGCCGGGGAGAGATAACAAAGGACGCGAGGGATGACAAGCATAACCTCATATGGAATCAGTATACATTACAAGATATGGATATCACCGCTCGCGGAGTCGAATGGTCGGCAGAGTCAATCACTGGGGCCTACCAAGACGCGCTCAAAAATGCAACACCGGATATCAGAGCGGGGATAGATGAGGTTACTCAAAATGCGATTGAATTGCTGGCAGATGGATATAACGACACAATCGCTTGGAACGCAGATGATGTTATTAAAGCTCTTGGAATCGATCAGATTGATAAGGCAACAAAAGATGGGATGGCCGAGCTGTGGGAAAATATGGAGTCAGATTTTGAACAGCTGCAAACGGCTGCCCAGGAGGCTCTGGCTGCCGGGAGAGAGGTCCCGAAATCAGTAATTGACGGATTGGCGGATGCCTCACTAATCGGGGCAATTTCTGGAAATCAAGAAGCAATATGGCAACTGATCGCCATATCGATAGCTGACAATCCGGAATACAAAAAGGCGATTGATGAGGCGCGCGAGGGCGGGGCCGAGATACCGAAGCAAGTGGCAATCTATATCGATAACAACGACAAGGTCGTTGAATTTGCGATCAATAATCTTGCAGATGAAGCGGAAGAAATATTAAAAAATCGGTTCGACAACATGAAAGTTTACGGAACCGTAGATTTTAATATGAATGTCGCAAATGTTACAACACGGCAATCATCCGCAAACAATCCAAGCGCAAAAGTAGTCGGGAAACAACCAGAAAGCCATGCAAAGGGAGGTCTGATCACTAGGCCTACACTTTCCTATTTTGCTGAAAACTCCCCTGAAATGGCGATCCCGATTGATGGGAGCAGTCGGTCCTATGCGCTATGGCAGGAGGCCGGGAGACTTCTGGGAGCATATCAAGAAAACAATTACGGGAGCATGTACAGTGACCTGGTGGCGGCAGAAGGCGCAATCGAAAGCAATAGCCAATCATCTTTTGCGCCGGTTTTCAGCCCGACCATACAAGTGCAGGGTGGTTCAGGGGAGAAAGAACAGATTATGGATGGATTGCGGGCAGGATACGAACAGTTCGTCGAATATATGGAGCGATATAACCGCGAGAAAATGCGGGTATCATTTTAGGAGGCACGATGGCGGAAACATATACAACGATACAGGGGGATACCTGGGATATGATCGCAAAACGAGTATATGGAGCAGAGAAGCATCTGGACCATTTGATGCAACATAATTTCCCCCTACTTGACTATTTTGTTTTCCCGGCCGGAGTGAAGGTCAATACGCCGGAGTTACCAGAGAATACTGGAACCGATTTGCCGCCATGGAGAAAGGAGAAAACATGAGCGCCACGCGAAAAAAATCACTGAGCATTGTCTACAACGGAGTAGAAGCATGGAAAGATCTATCTCCGCACATCGAACAATTTTCTTACACCGATGCTGTCGATGAGTCGGACAAGATTACGCTGTCAGTGATTGATCGGGACCTGAAATGGGCGGGGGCATGGATCCCGAAAAAAGGGGACGTCATCATGCCAGCGATCATACTTGAAAATTGGAATTACGAAAACGAGAAAATGACATTTAACTGCGGATCCTTTGTGGTAGATGACTTTTCATTTTCGGCACCACCGCTGACAGGGAGCATCAATGGAGTATCAGCACCGGTCAATACGAACTTCAAAGAATCGGGAAATTCACGGACCTGGGAGGCCGCTACAATCCAAGTGATCGCCGCGGAACTGGCCGGAAAGTACGGCCTAGAAATCGTCTACGATGCAGATGAAATACCAGTCGCCAAAACAGAGCAGAACGAACGGACGGACAGTGAATTCCTAAAAGCCCTGTGCGAAAAATACGGACTCGGGCTAAAAGTATACGCAAACAGACTTGTGATATGGGACTACAGGCAATACTACAGCAAGCCCGCAATCATGACATTGACGCCATCCATGGTCTCAAACTGGGGCTACAGGAGCACCATGCAGGGCACATATACGGGGGCCAAGGTTAGCTACACGGATCCGGGCACAAAGAAGTCCGTGAGCGTTGTAATAGGGTCGGAAGAGCGACTATATAAGACCACGCAGAAGGCAGACAGCGAGGCAGACGCCAGGCGGATCGGAGAGGGAGCAATCTTAAAAGCCAATCGCAAAGAGACAACCATGCAGATTCAACTGCCGCCAAAGCTATCACTTGTTGCAACGGAAAACGTTGAGATTTCTGGATTCGGGAAAATGGATGGGAAATATTTCATCCAAAAGGTATCGCACCAGATAAAGAAAAACGGATACAACATGCAGGTAAGCCTCAGCCGCATCCCGGAATCGGGAATCCAGACAAACACGGAACAGAACGCGGAGACCGCAAAGAACGAACGGCACGGAGAAACCTATATCATAAAAAAGGGGGACACCCTATGGAACCTGGCACAACAATATTACGGAGACCCTACAAAATGCACAGCAATCTATGAGGCGAACAAAGAAGAGATTGAGCGTGCAGCGAAAAAGAACGGCAAGAGCGGATCGAATGGAGGGTACTGGATCTTCCCGGGTCAGTCGATCAAAATACCTTAAAGGAGGTCTAAATCATGGGAGACAGCGTCAGAATCGGCACAATATCGTCATTGGAGGCCAATGGATATGTCAGGGTATACTATCAGGATCGGGATGAAACCACTGCGCCGCTCCATCTTTTCGCGGGAAACGGAGAGTATTCGCGGCCGAATGTCGGAGCACAGGTGCTCGTGCTGCATGCGTCGAATGATAGCAGTACCGCAGTGGTGATGGGAAACTTTTGGGGGACAGCAGATCCGCCGCCGCAAGGAGCAGAGTATCAAAAACAGATCAACCAACAAATCTACACAGCGACGCAGGGGGGGACCTATATCATACACGCGTCAGACATCCGTTTCGAGGGATCGGCAGGCACCATCACGCTGTCAGAGATAATTGGCATGAAAGAGCGCATCCAAAAGTTGGAGGAGGGAGGATCTTGATTGGTCTATTGGGAGATATCCGATTCAGGGTATCAGATAGTCGCACCTTAACCATAAAAAAACTGAAGCGGGAGATTTCGACCGAATGGAACACGATGGATCGGATCGCAACGAAACCGATGGTTGAGTACGGAGGACCAAAGCTGCAGACTGCATCAATGGAAATCGTGCTAGATGCCAGCCTTGGGGTAAAGCCAAAATCACTCCTGCGGACACTGGACCGTATGGCCGAGGGATCAGAGGCCCACGAACTAGTTCTGGGGAAGCGGATGGTTGGGAAAAATAAGTGGGTCATAACAAAATGCTCAGAAGTCTATGACGTGATTTTGCGAGGAGGAGAAATCTTCAAGGCCACAGTCACGCTGACGTTGCAAGAATATGTATGAGGCCGGTATGGAAAATAAACAGTATAGAATCACAATCGAAAACGTGGAGAATGAAGCGGAATTAAGCAGGACACTATCGACGCTTTTCTCGACAAGGAAAGGAAGCCAGCCGGCAGACCGGGATTTCGGGATTGATTGGGGATGCCTGGACGAAGTGCCGGAGGTCGCGGAAAGCTTATTCTATCTGGAAGCAATGCGCAAGGTGGAACAGTATGAACCCAGAGTGGAGATAGAAGATATTAAATTCGAGCACACACAGGGATGCATGATTCCACACATATATTTTACACGGAGGGAGGACTAATGTCTGTAACGAGGATAAAAAACTATCCGGAGATCAGTTTTATCGAAGAGACCAGCTTTGAGGAGCTGAAAGAAAAAATGATCAGCGATTATGAGAAGCGATATCGGGAATTAACCGGAAATGAGATTTCGCTTGCACAGGCAGACCCTTACCGCTTGATCCTATACGCCTGCGCTGTAGCCATATATCAGGGATACCAGTACGAGGACAGGGCCGGAAAAATGGGGTTGCTAAAGTATAGCACCGGAGAATTTTTGGACAATCTAGCGGCTCTAAAAGGCGTAACAAGGAACGAATCCGAGCCGGCCAGGACAACGCTGCGCTTTACGCTAGCGGCCTTACTCAACAGGGTAGCAACCATTCCGCCGGGAACACGAGTTAAAGGGCAAGATCTCTATTTTGAGACAACGGAGCGAGGAGAGATTCCGGCCGGAATGGATTATGTTGATATTCCGGCAAAATGCCAGACACCAGGGAGCATAGGGAACGGTTTTTTGACTGGAGATATCCGAACCATGGTGGATCCACTGCCGTATACATTAAGCGTAGAAAATACCGCGCCGACATCCGGAGGAGCCGACCGGGAAACGGACGATGAATTGGCAGAGAGAATTTACTTGGCGCCGTCCAGTTATTCCACAGCAGGCCCCAAATTGGCTTACGAATATTGGGTTAAGACATTCAGCCCGGCCATTGGAGAGAGCAAGGTGATATCAGAGGTGCCGGGAGAGGTAGATATCTACGTGATGGTTGACGGACAGCTACCAACAGATGATTTTATGGCGCAGCTGGAGGCGTACATGCAGAGCGGAGAAAGGCGCCCGCTGACGGATCACGTCGTAGTGAAAAAACCGGAATCCGTATCCTACGACATAGAATTTGTGTATTATATCCGGAAGTCAGATCAAGACATGGTTGAAACAATACAGGCGGCAGTCAAAACCGCTTGCGAAAATTTTATTGCATGGCAACGAAAAATCGGACGAGACATAACCCCATCACAGCTCGTTTATGAGCTGGTAAAGGCTGGGGCACAGTCGGCAGATATCAAAAAGCCAGAATATACAGAATTGACAGACTCACAGATTGCGATAGCAAGGGAATCGGTAATTACATACGGGGGTATCAGAGATGATTGATTTTCGTGCCGGAGAGATCAAGGACATTCTACCGTACAATCTCTCAACTCCGGAAACCCAGGCCGTAAGCTTTGCGATAGGAGAGGCAATGCGGAGATTTTGGCAGTTCTCGCGCACATCGCACTTATACGCTGAAATCGAACAAGTTCCAGAACCGGTGCTGGACCTAATGGCCGTGGAAGCCAACACGCAATATTATTCGCAGTCACTTCCACGAAAAACGAAAGAACGCCTAATCATGAAAACGCTGGCTTGGTATATGCGTGCGGGAACCCCATCGGTTTTGGACGAGTTCTTAAAGACCGTTCTTGCCGGAGGATATATCGAGGAATGGTTTGAATACAGTGGGAGCCCGTATCACTTTAAGGCATACGCCAGGGCCTACGAGGACAGGGCCATAAAACCGGGATACGGAACGGAAATAAAGCAACAGCTGAATGCGTATAAAAACGCCAGGTCATTCTTGGAAAGCTTTGCGTTCATTCTTACAACCGAAATATTAGAGGACATAGAATACAACAACCAGTTGCAAATAAGATCGGACTATTTCGCCCGGAACAACCGTGCCTTTTTGCTGTTAGACGGTTCGTGGATCCTGGACGGATCGTACAAATTGAATGGGTACAAAACGGTAAACCTTGACCCGTACCCACTCAGGGCGGAAATGCAAAGCGAATGGCCGGTTCCGGTAAAAATTATGGGAGTATCCGGATGCAGAGCAGCCGTGAGCGTAAGGCGCGAGACAAAAACAGATCTGCGGATCGGCAGCACTGCAACCGGGAAGCCGAAGGCCGAAGGCCGAATGGGACTGGCGTGGACACAGCCGGTGGAAAAAGAGATCGACTGCCATCTGCGGGTAGAAAATAATCTATGGTATCTGGATGGGTCGGTACTACTGGACGGATCAAGCTTTTTAGATGCGGAAATATTTGAATACGACCTATAGAAAGGAAGGTAAGAACACATGGCACAAGGAGTAATCACGGAGATCGGACGTAAGAAGCTGTGCAGGGCCCACTCGGGTGATCAGACATTACCTGCGATCACACAGATGGCTTTCGGCAGCGGAGGCGTGGACGCGGATGGAAATGTAATCGAGACAACCGGGGCGGAGACGGCGCTGAAAACGGAGCTGCTGAAAAAGGATGTTGACGGCCACAGCTATACCAATGAGAAGGAGACAACCTGTCGGTATGCATTACGGCTTTCCAAGGCGGAGTTGGCGAACCAAAACATTTCCGAGCAGGGGCTGTTTGACGCGGATGGGGATCTGGTTGCCTACAAGACGTTTCTTCCCAAGGGCAAGGACGACGACATGGAATTTATTTTCGATATGGATGAAATATTTTAAGGAGGAGCGGAGATGGCGAATTTTCCGATTACAGAAAAGCCGCAGTTTGCGGATACCATGGAGCAGATCACGGCCCAGGACAGAGCTGCGCCGGACACGTTCAACCCACGGTATCAGATCCTGCTGGACAATGATAACTATTTGAAGGCACAGGTGGCGCGTCAGGAACGGACTGCTGTGGTCAACCTGCCGGAAGCCGGTTGGTCCGCAGCTGCGCCATATACCCAGCGGGTGGCGGTGCCAGGGATTCTGGCGACCGACAACCCGGAACTGCACCCGTACACGCCCAAAGACCTGGCGGTGGACGCGGTGAAGCTGCGGCAGAAATTTACTGGGATGATCACGGACGGGGATACCGAGGACGGATATGCCACGTTCTACTGCGGTGTCAAGAAGCCGACGGCTGATTTTCCTGTACTTCTGAAAGGGGTGAGCGCGAGTGAGTAAGATGATTATCAACGGCGGCGCCGGCGGGACCGGATCGGACGAGTGCACGGCCCGGCTGGCTGATATTCCAAAAGGCCTTAAGGCCGTGGCAGCCGATAGCAATGACGAGGCCGGAGTGGGTACTATGGCGCTTACAGGAAACGCCCAGGCAGGTCATGTGCTGGCCGGGGAGACGTTCTACACTAATAACTATAAGACCAAACTGACTGGCACCATGACGGTCAACAGCCTGCTGTCTTTTAGCGTTGCCGCCTATTCAGGACGCCGCGTATTAGCGAAATGGCAGAACCCGAATCAGGCGGCAGGGAAACCATTCAGCGGCGTGATCATCCGGTATTCCACCAGCGGATATCCTGGGACAACCGGCGGGACACAGATTTACAAGGGGGCCGGGAATAACACGGCGGCCGGAGCCTGGTCGCAGGCGTACCTTGACATGCCGTCCCTTAACACAACCTATTATTTTAGCTGTTACCCCTATGTAACAATAGGGGAGGGGGTAATTAATGGTGTGGTAAGAAATGTAACCTGTAAGACATCGGGTGAGCTCAACAAAACGTTTACAGCCTCCGGCAGTTATACAATCCCTGCGGGATATACAAAAATGGATCTGTTTGCGGTAGGTGGAGGCGGAGGAGGATGCTCTTCTTATTCTCAAAGTAGCGGAGGAGGTGGAGGCTATACCTCTACAACACTGGGATATTCTGTGGTTGGCGGCACAACATTAACGATCATTGTTGGATCAGGAGGTGCAGGAGCTGCATACAATCGCACAGATTCATTCGGAACAGATGGGGGATCGTCCTCTATATCGGGAGTAGTGTCAGCAGCTGGAGGTCGTGGGGGAGGGTCAAAGACGAACTTCTCAGATATGAGGAATGGAACTTACTGTAATGGCGGATCCGGAGGAGGAGAGACTTCCCAAGGATCTGCCGCCGGAGCCGAAATGCCATCGTATAAAGGTGGAAATGGCGGACTAGATGGAGGAAATGGCACGGTATATTATGCAGGTCAAACATATCAGGGATGTCGCGGCCAGGGGCGTACAACAAGAGCCTATGGTAGTAAGACAGGAACATTATATTCAGGCGGAGGCGGAGCAGGAGATTCGTCCAGCGGAGGATACGGAAATAACTCACAAGGTATGGGAGGGGCCGGGGGAGGAGGAAATGGTGGGTTGATCAATACATATACGGATAAACAGAAGTCTGCAACAGCAGGTAGCACTAACACTGGTGGAGGTGGGGGTGGGAGTACAAAAGGTGGTCAACCAGGTGGCTCTGGGATTGTGTTAATGAAATTATATTAAGGAGGTTTTGACAATGGCAGAAATAAGCTATGCATACATACAGGTAGACGGCAATGGAGCCGTACAGAACATTGCAATGTTCGAGAATTATGAGGACGCGAATCGGATCACCCGGGCGGTATATGGCGACCAGGCATTTGCGGCAGAATACCGCTATGCGGTCCGTCCGGGTGGAATAGACCGGTTCCATGATGGACGGTTCTGGATGGTTGCTGAGGATGGCACGGAGACGGAGGCTGAGTACATCCCGACGGAACAGGATAAGATCAACATGCTGCAAGCAGAGAACGCACAGCTGAAGGAAGAGAGTAATGAGCTTACATTGGCAATGGCTGAAGTGATTGGAGGTGGCGTATATGCTGAGTAACATCCAAAAGAATATCCTTGTTCGGGCGCTACGGATCCGGCAGAAGAGCGGAGAGAATCCGGCAGAAGCCATAAAAAGCTACGTCAAACTGACCGATCAGGAGCAGGAGGAGGTACTGGCAGAATTAGAGGGAGGGCGCGCAGATGGGTAAGATAATCATACATGGGGGGGGGGGGCATATCTCTTGAAGATGTTACCGCAACCCAGAGCGATTTAATCAAAGGAAAAACAGCATACTTACAGGGCCAGGATGATCCGCTCCCTGGAACATTAGAGCTGACCGGGAACGCCCAGGCGGCACATGTACTGGCTGGGGAAACATTTTATGCAACGGACCCCAAAGACAAACAAACGGGGACAATGACGGTCAATAGTCTACTGTCTTTTAGCTGCGCGCCGTATTCCGGGCGGCGCGTATTGGTAAAATGGCAGAATCCCAAGACGGCGAGCGGAAAACCTTATAGCGGGGTGTATATCCGCTATAGCACGAGCGGAAATCCTGGTAAGACCGGCGGAACCCAGATCTATAAGGGGGCCGGGAATAATACAGTATCGGAAGGGCAGTCACAAGCTTACCTGGACCTTCCAGCATTAAGTACGAAGTATTATCTGAGTATCTACCCGTATGTGACATGCAGTGCCGGGGAAATGACCGGCGCGGTGATCAATGCGACCGTGACTACCTCAGCAGTGCTCAATAAGACCTTCACCGCATCAGGATCTTATACGATTCCGGCAGGATATACCAAGGCCGATTTGTTCGCAGTTGGCGGCGGCGGTGGGGCCGTAAATACATATAATCATGGGGGCAGTTATGGGGGATCTGGCGGGTACACCAAAACAGTAAAATCTATCGCCGTGTCCTCAGGGCAAGTGCTTAATATGACCATAGGTGCCGGCGGAGTCAATAACGCAAATGGCGGAGCTACAAGTGTTACAATGAGTGGTGCTGTTTTGTGCTCGGCCGACGGCGGATCATATGGTAAAAATTCATACGATACCGGCAATGCTGGTGGTTCCGGGGGCGGGCAATTTGGCCCATATACTGACAATGCGGATCATCTGGAGGGATATCCAGGAGGAAGTGACGGAGGCGACGGGTACCCGCTGAATACTAATTATACCGCAAAAGGGCAGGGAACGACGACCAGAGCATGGGGAATCTCAACTGGGACATTGTATGCTGGAGGAGGAGGTGGAGGCAGTGAATTGCGTTACTATGCCGGAGGAGCCGGGGGAGCCGGAGGAGGCGGAACTGGCGGAAGTGGAATATCCGGAGCTACCTATCAAAGAAATGGCACAACCAATACTGGAGGTGGGGCCGGTGGGGCCGGATACTACAGTACAGCGGAAGGGATTGGGGGATCCGGAATTGTACTGTTGAAATTATATTAAAGAAAAGGCGAGGTAAAAAGAAATGAAATTTTTGGACAAATGCAACGCGGCGTACGGTGCCATTGTGACGGTCCTGGTGGCAATCCTGGGACCCTATTGGTATATTTTTGCAGGCTACCTGCTCTCCAATGCCTTGGACTGGCTCACGGGCTGGTATAAGGCCAGAAAGTTGGGGAAGGAATCGAGCAAGACGGGGTTGAAAGGCATACTGAAAAAGATGGGCTACTGGATCATCATTCTGATAGCTTTTTTGATGCCGAAAATGTTTATCAGCCTGGGACATGATATCCTGGGAATCAATCTGGATTTTCTATTGCTGTTTGGGTGGTTTACGCTGGCGTGTCTGCTGGTGAACGAGATCCGCAGTGTTTTGGAGAATCTGGTGGAGTGTGGTTACAATGTGCCGGAGTTCCTCATCAAGGGCCTGGCCGTAACACAGAAACTTATAAATGCAGAAACTGAAAAGACGAATTAGGAAAGGAAGGTAAAATTATGCCCGAAATCAACACCAACAACATGACACCCGAACAGCTCAACGACCACATCAACGGCCATCCCGGCGGGAAGGGCCCGGCTACCTACTGCAGCCACACCGTCCCCTACGGTCCGGCCACCGGCCAGGAGGACTCCCGCGCCCACGATCCGAACCCCAATGACGGCAGCCCGGACAAGCCGGCCATGCCGCCGGTTAAGCCCCGGCCGCGCCATAACAGCGATCAGGACCCGGAGCATGGCCCCGGGATGAATGTAATTACATTTTGAGCCGTGACAATATCGCGCTAGTTGCACCGGTACAACATGCTGCCCTAATTCGGGGCAGCATGTAATTTGGAGAATCAAAAACAATGACAGCTTGTAGACAGAAAAAAGCAACTTATGAGGAATTTGTCGAAAAATTTAAGAGCAAGAAAACCACGGATGATTGCTACACGCCACCAGAAATATACGAGATAGTTAAGCGGTATGCGATAGAGCGATATGGACTTTATGGACGCAAAATTGTGCGGCCATTTTGGCCGGGTGGAGATTATGAATCCTATGACTATCAAGATGGATGCGTAGTAATTGATAATCCACCATTTTCAATTATTTCCAAAATTTGCCGAGATTACACGGAACGAGGAATAGATTTCTTTCTTTTCGCCCCGCATCTCACAAACTTTTCGATCAGGAATGGAAATCACATTATTTGCGGAAATAGCATCACATACGAAAACGGAGCCAAAATAGCAACATCGTTCATGACAAGCTTCGGGGAATGCCGGGCAGAAACGGCCCCTAAACTTTATGGGGAGTTGAAAGAAGCTAGCAGAGTTGGAAAGAATACTACTCTACCCAGTTTTCAATACCCAAATGAATTGCTAACCGTAAACGACTTGGAAAAATTGTGTAAAGCAGGGATCAACTATGGAGTACATGAAGTGGAACACGTGAGAATTCTTGACGCTCAGAAAAATATAAAGAAGTCAATATATGGAGGTGGACTACTTATAAGCCATAAAATGGCGGATATTAAACGCACAAAATTGAATACAGAGAAGCTAAAACAATCGCCGTATGTATTCATGCTATCAGAACGCGAGCAGCGAATCGTAGATAGATTAAGCGAGAGAGAAAACATGTTAGAGGAATTAGCTTATACAGATTAAGGAGGTACATATTGACAGCACATGAAAGACGGGCGGCGGTGGCCGCCAAGTATGGGACACTGATCGGCCGGAACCTGTACAGCCAGCCGTTGAGAGATTATTGCTATCGGAAGTACGATGATGGGTATTACTACAGTGATTGCAGTAGCTCCATCTGCCTAACCTACGACGAGGTGGGGGAGGGGTTCGGCAATCTGAATACCGCCGGAATCTATCATTCCGATAAGCTGACAATGGTGGATGTGGCTATCACCGACGGAGTCCCGGACGCTGCGACACTGCGGGTGGGAGATATGCTAGAATTTGCGGGTAACGACGCCAGCCGCCCCGAACGGATCGGACACGTTGAGATGGTACACAGCATAGATGGTGACCATGTGATCTTATGCGGTCACGGCAGTGGATGGCCATCCTACAAGGATATGGCGGCGTACTGCCGCAGCCGCTACAAAACCCCGGGCCCCCACCTCCCTATAAAATAAGTGGCGCGGGCCCCCCCCCCAGCCGATACAATACCCTGGCCCCTGGCGGGTGGCGCAAGGGCCTTGTATGCGTCCGCCGGTACATCCTGGACGACGCGGAGCCGGTGCAGCCCGCATACATCCCCGGATGGCACCAGGAGGAGGACGGCTGGCGCTACTATTTGGGGACGGATGGGTTCTATGTACGCAACGCTTGGTATCAGGACACCAACGGCAAGTGGTATTGGTTTGACGGCTCCGGCCGGATGGTGCACGACACATGGTATTGGTACAAGGATCACTGGTATTACCTGGGCGGAGATGGGGCCATGTGTACGGGCCGCCTGACGCTGGACGGCAAGTGGTACGTCCTGGATGATGAGGGCCGGATGATCACCGAGCCGGTGACGCTTACGCCGGATAAGGACGGCGCGCTGCGGTATCCGGGATTAGGGGAGTAGAGCATAATAATAGCGGACCGCATAAGGCCCGCTATTCGATAAACAAAAAGAATATGATTTCAATCCACATTGCGTTAAGCAATGACATTGCATTTGGATACTTGATATGATATACTAATTTTGAATGGGGGAGCGGTGGCAAGCCCGCCCTCCCTTGTTCATTGTCCGTCCCGGTATGGGACTTTATTAATTGTCCTCGATACCTTTTTGGGTATCGTCTATGAGTTTATCAACCATGACTTCGGCTTTCTCATATTCTTTGCTTTTCAGCGCTTCTTTCAAATCCTTCAAATCCTGTAACAGCCTTCTTAGGTAACTCTTGAACACACTCATATCTTCACTCAATTTCCTTCCTCCTTATATTCGTTAAGGCCTTGCCTCTCTTAACTATCTTTATTATACTATATAGCATGCTATATATCAATGGGCATAATATACAAATATATAGCGTGTTATATATGCAGAATGCATATTACAGCATATCCCGATCGATTTTTTCGTCCATGCTCTTCATAATGAACGCACGAAGCGACATGCCGGATTCTTTGGCCGCCTTCTCATATTTTTCTTTTTCCTCTTCTTTCAACCTGATTGATATTGATGAAAGTTTTTTTAGATACTCTTTTGTAGCCCTTGCCTGGGCGTCTGTATATGTGCTTCCCAAATATATCACCTCCCATTATAAGTATACCACAAGAAGAATATAGCATGCTATATACAATGTGAACATATAACATGCTATATATTTGTGAGATTTGCCCATTGATATATAGCATGTTATATACTATAATGAATATATCAAAGGAACGGAGGAAAAAACAAAATGGTAAAGGTTACAGGGCTTGAAACACTGGCGGAAATCATAGAAAGCAACAACCGGATCGAGAAGGCAGAAAGAGAAATCAAGAAAATGAGGATTGCGGAGCTTGTCGCAGAAGGCGTTGACAAAGAAAATGCAAAAGTTATGGTTCAGTCGTTTATTGACTGCGGTTTATAAGATGATCCGACCGGCGGCGGTCCCGCCGGAGAAAGAAGGTAAGAATGAAGGAGATCAGCAGAAAACAGATCAACGAAGCAGTTGAGAGAGAATACACCGAAGGACTCAACTGGGAACGCCTGCACCTGGGGAATTATTTCGACATGATGATCGATACAGATGACGCCTCCATCTGGTCGGCAGTATATGACAATAGCAGTTGGGGCGTGCACCATTCCAGCACGATCCACCACCTGGAGAAAGAAGGGAAATGCGACGAATGCGCGATGGCATACTGCGCTGATCAGGCGGTCAAGTTACTGAAGGCCGCCGGATGGATCATCACAGAATAGCACCTGACCGGCGGAGGGCCCGTCGGAGAGAGCGAGGAATCAATGAACAGAAAACAATTAGTATTAAAGGCCGTATTGTTACTCAGAACGGTAAACAAATATTCATCGAAAGATGAACAGCTAGCAATGATGGATAAATATTACTCCACCGAACAGTTGGAAGATTACATTGAACATTTCAATGATCCGCAGCTAGAAACATTTTTTGAAGAGCCTGATGATATCGGGGTTGAGCATTACACTCCGTCATGTACGTGTTATGACTACAGCCCGAGTAATCCGTGGGACGCTCCTGGGATGAGCATTCACGATTTTATATAACCCTAGCTGGGCAATGCCGGGAGAAAGGAGGTTACGAGGGCAGGACGGCCCGGGATCGGTGGGCTGAGAATCGGTGATGTGTATGGGCGGTGATCCGCCGCCCCTCTCCCGCTTACAGGCGGCAGCAGAATCGGGACCTGCGGAGGGGATTGGGTATTGTGGTGCAGGTTAACAAGTCTCGGCACCGTCTTAATGTGAGACGGGCGCACGGCGGGCGCTAAACAGGCAGTCCGGCCAGACGTGCTAAAATTAAGAATGGCCGGAAGCACTGGACCCTACAATACCCATAGAGCCCTAAAATGGATTGGGGGGATACTATGGAAGATCATGAAGAATTTGAGGAAATACTATATGATTGGGACGTCCATAACGGCCCCGCGATATACTCGCAGCTATTATATTCCGTTGTGCTGGAGGAGTGGGCGGATGATCACGCACTACGCGTTATGGCCTCCACAATGTACAACTACCGGCGTGGATTGCCGCGGTTGATCGAATTTTTTGAGGGCAAGTCCGTGCAGGATGTGACCGCGGAAATGGTGATAGCCTGCCGGGACAAGTTCATTGTCGAGCTGAAGGTGGAGTCGTCGGTCAAACTGTATTGCAAGCTTATGTCATTAAGCCTACAGTACGCACAGCAGAAGGGATACATATACTATAATCCCATAGCGGGAATCACGCTTACTAAGCACACCCGAGCGCGAGTAAAACCTTTTCTGGAATGGGAGATTCCCAAGTTACTAAGCCAGGAATGTCCGCAGTGGGTGACGGATGCTATTGTTATTGCATTCTATTCGGGTATGCGGAAGGGCGAGATTTTCGCTTTGAAATGGGCAGACATTGACCTTGATATTGGGTTCATTATGGTTCAAGACGCCATAAGCACGGCGTCAAGCAAAGCGGAAATTAAATGTCCCAAAACCCCAACGGGGATACGTCGGGTAGACACCGGCGTAGTGCTGAAGAATTATTTACGGGCAATGGAGCGCAGGGCGCGCAAGGTTGGAAGCCCATATGTATTCCCAGCATCTGAACGAGGGAAATACCCCTACCGTATACCATGGAATTTGGCGAAAACCATAAAAGAAATGTGCTTTAAGGCGGGAATCGAGCCAAGAGATTTTCGCTCATTGCGCCATTCACACGCAACCGTATTATTGGCGCATGGTGTACATCCAAAGGTGGTACAAGAACGATTGGGACACTCGGACTATGATATTACTATGGAGGTGTACAGCTACGTGACACCTACCATCCAACGCGAGGCAATCGATGTTATGGATGATCTGCACGTATTCCCAGTTGCCTGGGTGGCATAG